ATGCAGTAAATTTTGCTTGGATGGCAATTATTTTATCGTTGACGCGATCTGCCGAATTAGCAAAATCAGTTGTCATGGTTGCAGCAATATCCTTGATTGCTGCAGATCCACCATTCAATAGTGGGATTAAGTTCTGGCCAGCTCTGCCAAATAAATCAAACGCTAAGGCTGTTTTCTGTGCGCCATTAGGCATGGCAGCAAAACGATCAGCAATCTCCAGTAAGATTTGGTCAGCTGATTTTATTTTGCCACTGGCATCAGTTGCAGACAGCCCAAGTTGTTTTAATGCATCAGATGTTGGGCCAGATCCTTTCTGAGCAGCTTCAACAAGGCGACCATTGAATCGACCTAATGCAGTCCCTACGGCTTCAATATTAGTGCCACTTTGTTTTGCTGCAACATCCAACCTAGACAACATCTCAACAGATATTCCCGTTCGTTGACTTAGATCTCGCATGTTATCGGCTGCGTCAATCGCTCCTTTTGCTAGGCCAACAAGACCAGCACCTAAGGCGGCAGGCACCAGTGCGCCAAATCCAGCAAAACTAGCCTTGACTGCAGCCGCGGCACCTTGGGCACCGCGTAGCGACCGAGTCAGCCCCGTGATCTCTCCCTCGCCAGTGACGTCAGCCTTGATCCTGAGCAGCGCATCCATCTGTGCCATCAGCGACGCTGCTCCTTGGCGATGCGGTCGTTAATCTGTTGCCTGGCATGAAGCTCCATAACCTGAAGCTCTTCAAGCGTGGCAGGTAGGTCAGCCACTTGATAGATGCCAGCCAGTGCAATGACTACATTGTAATCTAAACCCATCAGGCCAGCTGGGCCCGTGCGCCATTGCGTAAAACATCGCATGAATAAGTCAACAGCTGGCCAGTGCTCAGGCCATAATTGATAGTGCTTTGGTGTGATTTCTTCCTCTGGTAATTCAATGCCAAGCAATTTGGCGTCAGCCAGCAAATCTTCTGGTGTTGCGCCGTTGCCACCGAGAAGGTGATCAACGGCGCCCATTAGTTTTTTTCTTTGGCCTTCTCAATGGCCTGAATGTATGTGGCGACCAGAACGTCTGCAACCGCATTGACTTCTAGCAGTTTTGCTTTGGCATCTTCCGAAAATGGAATGGCCTCACCACTTGAATCTGTGATCCCCTGCCAGCCGGCCAGGAGTTCACCAGCGATGGCACGCGTCGGAAGTTCTTCAATCTCTAGATCACGTGCTGCCATCGACTTGATTCGTTGATATGAAATCTGAATTTCTTCTAGCCGACTTTGTGGCAAGCGATTAAAAACCGCATCAAAATGATGCGTTCTATACCTGCCACCATCCTGCAGTTCGCGAATAACAATCGGCCAGGTAAATGTTGCAGACTGCTCAAGAATGAATGCCATCAGGTGAAAGCAATAGAAAGTTCATCATTACCGCTATTAGAAGGTGTGGCGATGTAGGGCAGTTCTAGCATTTGCACGCCGTCTTGGTCTGCGTAGGTCGGAGCGCCAAGATCAGATTGAGCAGCAGTAAAGGTGACAATGTTGCCAGCAGTCGTGCCATGAACGAACGAGATGCTGCCGGTCGATGTGCCAAGCGCTGCACCAAAGAAGTCTTTTGCTGTGATGGATGGCGCCTCAATCATCACCGTACCGCTAGGTGCACGGTTCGTGATCAGCACTTCCTTGGTGCAACCAACAAGTTCGCGATAGATAATCTCGTTGGCCATCTCCAGGGAGACGCTTTGCAGGCAAGCACTATAGGAGAAGATCGAGAAGCTACTGGTGTTGGTGTGCTTGAAGATCAACGGAGCCGCTTGATTGGCGTATGTGGGAGTCGGCAACGTCTCGTCCGTGGGAGCATTGTAGATGCCTGTCATCGTGAAGCTGATCGTCGGAATCTGACCGACTTCAGCATTCAACGTGAAGGTGCCACGGCAGCCAGTGATCTTGTGGCGAATGCCATCGTTGTGGAAATAGATCGTGACCGAACTGAAGCTGGAGGACACCGGGGCATAGGTTGCACTGGTGCTGGTCACAAGCGTCTCAGATAGGCCACAAGCCTTTAGCAGCGGGCCATATGCCGGTGCGGTACCAGCGGTGCCAGAGCCGGCCAGCTCCACCTCAAACGTGATCTCCACATTGGTCTGCGCCAGCAGCTGTTGGCTGTTGCCCAGGTAGGGAGTGATCAGCTCACGATTGACGACCTCAGCCTGAAGTGGTGTTACTTCAAGACTGCGAACAAGGATGGCATTGCTGGATCCGGTAGGCGTTGGATCCGTGCCATACGTCGATTCAATCTTTGCCAGGATCAGGCGTTTCCGGGTCAGAGCCATTGGAGGGTTGCGGTTTGGCGGTGGCCGGCTCTGTGCGCTCCACGAGCTGTCGTTTGCCGGTCTTGGGATTCAGCAGGTAGGACCCACCTTGCCCGTGGTATTCATCAACCATGATAAGGTCAGGCAATGGATTGATCTGTTGTTGAAGTCCGATAACGGACCAGGTAATCGCAGCTGATCACACCACTAGGCTGATCAGCTTCGATCATGTCAAATTGTACTCCCTGCGGTTCAATGCCCATGGCATAACCACCGATGGTCAGATCGGCCATGACCTTGGAATGTAGGCTTTGCAAGATTGGGTCGGCCTGCTGATCCGGAATGTTGCCACGAACGATGATGGAGATTCTTACTGTTAAAGACCAGTCGGTCTTGCAAAAGCTGACATCAGTATTGGCCTGATCTGAAATCGGCTCTAACACCAGAGCAGGTGACTCACCACGGCTAATGGGCTCCACACGGCTGCGATAGATTCTGGTGCTGACGCCAGTGGTGCCCGCCAAGGTGCTGGCCAGTGCAGCAAGGATAGATTCGCGACGGGTTGCCATGGCTATGCAGCAGCGACTTGGGTAACGGTGCAGATGATGCCTGGAATGCTGGGATGCGTCACCGGGCTGGTGCCTGCGGCCTCCGCAAGGATGAACGCAGCCGCGTTAGACGTAGACCAGATCAATTCAACGTAGTCATTGGCCACCACTGGCAGCACGTAGTTAACGGTTCCGATCACGCTGCCATTGCTGCCGCCATGGCTTGAGATGATGCTGAACCTGCTATCTGATGCGGCGACATCGCCGGTGCTGCCGCTGTCATTCTTGCGGAGCCAGACGTTGATGTCGTGGATCTGACTATCCGAATTACTGAACTGTATAGAGAAGGTAACGCTGTAGACGCCAGGATAGTCGAAGGTGATCCTGGTCTGTGATGCCACGCGGATGCCATAGCTTGCCGCATCGCTTGACCGTAAATATACCGACGTCGCAGTGTTGGCAGTTGCGGTCTGTGATGTACTATCCCAGAATGAGCCCCAATAACCAGGGCAACCGTGATAGGGCAGGCGGTTCCATGCCAGCTTCCCATCGCCAATCTTCAGGTTGCCAGTATCTGATTCACGACCGAATTCACCAGCTAGCAGCGTTGGATTCGTTGTGGACCAAACGGAACGGGTAGCGGTCTTGATCATGTTTTCTGCAGACCCAATACAACTAGGCTACCGTCATCAATCAATCGCGTTTCACGAACCGTATAAGCGATGCTGTTTACCATAATACTGTCGCCATATTTAAGGCTGCCAAAATCCGAAGCCTGTGCGGTCAGGCTGTAGTCAGTGGTGAGCACCATGTCACCAGCCAATACCTCCGATGGCATATCAAGGATGGCCAAGGCGGTCACGGCACCAGCGGTGCAGGTGACGCCGAAGTCATCAAAGAATGTATCTAGTGTCTCAGCGAATGCCATAAGGAAAGGGCGCCAGGATCACTGACGCCCATAGCGTGGATCAGCCGTACTTCTTGACGCCGTAACCGTTGACCGAGAAGGTGGTGGTGCCGCTGCTGGCGATGGTGCCGACAAAACGAATGTACCGCTTCAGCTCATCACGGTTCAAGGTGATGACCTGCTTGCTGGCGGCCTGCGCCACGGCAGTAAAGCCACCGCCGGTCACATCGGAGAAGTCACCAGATGTGGTGGTGTCGCTGTGCTGAATCTTGCCGGTCATGGTGCCGGACGCAGCAGCAGCGCCGGAATCCAGGATTACCTGGATGTCGCCATCGAAGTCCTTAAGGTCTGCGATGTTGGTGGTGGCACCAGTGAAGGTAGTGGTCTCCTGTGCGACGGGATGCAGCGGGAAGTGCTGCAGCTTTTCAAGCGTTTGGGGAAGGATTGCCATTGGCCTTGATGCGAGGTTTGCGTTGTGCTGTTGGTGCTGGCAGGGCCTTGCCCATGTTGATCAAGGTGATGGCATCCGCCTTGTCGGCTTCAACGATCTGATCAACCTTGACGGCAACGCCCTTGATTGATGTGTTCTTTAGGATCAGGATCTGCATTGCGTAAGGGGCGACCGAAGTCGCCCCACGTCAACTATCAGAGGGTGTTGTTACCGCGGCAGAAGGCCTCAGGATGACGAACGGCAAAGTCAACATCCTGCAGGGCAATCACGCGAACGGTGCCGCTAGTGGCCTGGCCATAGGGATCAACGGTCAGGTCAAGACCAGACCACATGCCCATGATCAGCTGATTCCAAACGGCGAAGAAAATATCGTTAGAGGCTACCTGATTGCTGACAACAGTCCGGTAACCGTTAACGGTGTTGTCTTCGGCCATGATGTACAGCGCCTGGGTCGAAACCTTAGGAGCAGTCTTCAATGCACCACGCATGGCGGCATTAAACAAGTAACCCATGGCGCCGATATCGGCGTTATCCGAAGCGATCTCGGTTTCAAGCTGCACCACCTCAGCCCAGGTCGGGGTATTGGCGGCGAAATCAACAGTATTGATACCGGTGGTCAACTTGATACCAAGGGGCTGGTTGGTGTTGCCCAGGCCGTAGAGACCGGCGCGGTCGATCTCCAGCGCCAGCACGCTGGCCAGATCCTGACGGATCATCTGCTCGACGTCGATGCTGGCCTGCAGCATCAGCTTCCGGCTGTAGTCCGTGAAGGCACCAACAGTCTTGGGAGACATGTTGACCTGATCAACGGTCTGATTGCTTTCGGTCGGTGAGCCCGATTCAGCAACCCAGTATGCGGTCGCTGCACCCGTCTGCCGGGGGATAGCAACAGGGCCAGACAGCCCGGTCAGGCTGGTGATGCCGAGTTGATTCAGGGCCGAACGGTTCCGCAGCAGCTCAATGAACGAACCAGGGCGGAAGTCAGTACCGACCAGATCACCAGCAGCCGATGCGGTACCGACGACCAGATCACGACGCAGG